CGCAATGGAGTATTGATTTGGAATTTCTCCATTACTCCAGGAATTTGTTCAATTACTTTGTCTGGTATATGTCCTTTTAATTTATCTAGATTCATGCTTATAATTATTTGTTTGCACGCTTTGCAGCTCCTTTCCACATTGCCGCTGCAGCTACTGCTTTAGGATTTTCTGCTCCGCTCTCTTTTGCTTTCTTTTCCACAGCCGCGAAACCTTTTCCTTTTTTACCAATGTCTCCACCTTTTTGTGCTTTCTTAACAATAGTAGATTTTTGAGCTTTAGATAAGCCTGCTGATGGTTTTTTCTTGGTTTCCATCAAATCTTCTAAAGCAAGACCATCTTTGTGCTCTGGTTGAGAATATTCGTGATAATTTTCACTCGCTTGTCTAATGTAATTAGCCGCGTTAGTAATATGATCTTGAATCCAAGCTGGGATATCTTTCTCATCTTCTCCCATTTTATTCATCAATTCTCCTGCTGCGGTTACGATAGATTTTAGACTATTTTGAGCCATTGAAACTTCGTGATCCATGCTTTCTCCCATTCCTCCATCTGCGGAATCTGCTTCTGCTGCTCCATCTGAAGTAGCTCCTCCTATAAGAGATGCCGCTAAAGAAGTAGCGTCTCCGTCTTCTCCAGGAAAATCGTCATTAACAATATCTCCTTTTTTATATAATTCCACTTCGCCTTCTTCCATATATCCACACTCCATACACATTTTATCTTCATACATCATTGGAGCTCCGCACTCTTTACATATATTATTTCTAGAATCCATTGCGCTCATCTCTGATCTTGATAAAGACGGCATGGTTTCCATTGGTCTTTCTTCGTTACCAAATCTAATGCCTTCTTTGTTTGGAGCTTGACTTTTAAATTCAGTTTTCATGCTTTTTTCAATAGCACCGCCTCTTTTCTTTTCATAAGAAGAGATTTCTTTATCTTTGTCTAAGTCTGCCTTATCTGGATTTTTTAATCCTGATTTTTTGTAAGAGATTTCTGCTACGGCTTCTTTAAGAAGGTCTTTAAGTTTCATTTATTATTTCTTTTTAGATTTGCTTGCTTTTTTCCATAAACCTTTGTCTGCTTTTCTAGCTCCACCTTTTCCAGTTACAAAAGAATTAACTCTTGCCATTGCCCACTGATGTTGTCCAACTCCAGGTCTGTGCCCAGTTTTCCAAGCAGCTAAACCTTTATCGTATACGCCTCTTAAAACTGTTTTTGATATGCCAGTGGCTTTTGCTTTGTTAGCTAGTGCTTTATCTGCGTCTCCTTCGTTAATGCTTTCGTTCTTTCCGAATCTTTTTTCGTAAGCAGAAGTAGCTGCGGATTTTTTTGTTTTGTATGGTTTCTTTTTGTCTTTGTCTGAGTAATCTGCGTCCCATTTTGTGTAAGCTGAAGGATCATCGTTGCTTAATTTTGCAACTCTATCGATCTCTCCTTTCATTGCAGACTTATTCTTAGTAAGATATGCTTTGTTTACTTTTCTTCCAGCTTTAGTTCTTTCTGCTTCTTCTATTTCAACTCCTAATTCGTCTCTAAATTCGCTGAATTCGTTATAATCCAAGCCTCTCAATTCGTTTTCTACTTCGTCTTTAGACCTTGTCTTTTGACCAGGAAATAAAGCTTTAGAAACTCTATCTGGACTCTGATCGTATAAATCTAAAATAGGTTTGATTGTCATCGAACCCATTTCTAATAGTATATCTTTTAATTTTATCATATTACCATGCTTTACAAGACCAATAGTTTGCTTTCCATCTTGGTCCAGGGTTTTTACAGCCGTGTCTAGCTCTATAAGATTTTCTATGTTTAGGCAAATGCTTTTTAATTGCAACGCCTTTTTGTCCGAAGTTTACCTTAACAACATTACCTTTTGCATTCTTAACGTACACTGATCTCTTTTTAGGTCCATCAGGAGTTAAGAAAGGTTTTCCTAAAGTTACTTTTCTGCCTTGATATTCCGCCTCTTCTAACTTAGCTTCGTTTAATCTGCTATAGTTCTCTTTCATGTAGGATACGAACTCCTTAATGTCTTGAGCGTCTTCTACATCGTATTCATCTACGTCTATATCACACATAGTAAAAAACTCTTCTTCGTCTATGTTGATACCTTCTGATTTAAGTTGCGCTAATTGAGCAATTGCTAATTCTTTTCTATTATCTACGTCCTTAATTCCTCTAAGTATTTCTGCAATGCCTTGGATCATCTCTTTTTCTTGATCTCCTTCAACTTCTTCTAAAGGTACGCAATTTGGAACCATTCTATCGCCTTTTTTCTTAGTACCTCTAGCGATATAGCCTTTCCAACAAGATTTTTCTTGAAGTTGTTCGTTAAGAATGTCTCCTAATTTTATCACTATCTTAAATTTTCTAATTTATACTTAGTGGTTTCTATTAAATCTACTATCTCATCTATTTGATTTTGTACGTAAGAGTCTTGAGGCAATCTTTTTCTTATAGTTTCTACGTATTTAACCAAAGCTTGAAAATAAATCAAAGGCTTATTATCTTCTCTAACTGTAAATTGTAAGTTATAGCCTCTAATAATACCATTACGACCTTGTATTGACTCAACTAAACCATCTACTAAAGGAATAATGCCATCGTAGTAAGCATTTAGCGCCTCGTGCATTGCATTAGAGCCTTCACCAACTGCTTGCCAATGATATACTTGAGATTGTTGACGACTATTTAATAGAGTGGATATAAATTTTGCTACTTCTTCCATTATTTTTTATCTTTTTTAGCGTCTTCTGCTTTTGCTTTTTTTGATCTTTCTACTTTTTCAAGCTTGCTCATTAAATCGTCGATCTTTGTAGCTATCATAGCAATCTTATCTTTGTGCTGTGATGCATTCTTAGGATCTGCTTTCGCCATATCAACGTGCTCTTTTCTTTTCTTCTCTAAAGCGTCGATAGCAGAAGAGATTTTGCCTGTTACTGCGCCTTTCTTCTCTTCTAAAGCTTCCATCTTAGTGCAATACTCTTCGTAAAGTGTTTCAGCGATAGCCATTGCTTGATCTTGGTCTGGAAATACTCCATGAACTTGATCTGCTTGATCTTGTGCTCCTTGTAAAGGATCTAATGGAGCTACTAAAGAGCTCGCATTACAGCCATCGAAAGGCTTTTTAACCATATATAGAGTGTCTATTGCTCCGTCTACGTTTTCTTTTTTAACTTTGGTAGGAAGTCCTTTGTGTTTTGTTGATGCGAAGTCAGTTGCTGCTGATGGTTTCATGTCTTTTGCTACTTTTTGTGCTTTTTTAGATACCTCTGATGGTTTAACCGTTCCTTTTTGTAATCCATGAACGATTCCCATGAATTTTTGTTGTTTTTTAGATACCGCTGGCATTTATAAAAATTTTATTAATAAATATCGGTGTTTTTCATCTCTTGTATTCTAGATTTGATCTCTTCGTACATCTTTGTTTTATCTCCTCCTCCCCAATTTTCTATTTCTCCAGATTCTGAGACAAATGTGTCTTTTTCTTCGTACCAAGATTCTATGGCCTTCTCAAAGTCAACTAAATTCGCCAATGCATTCGCTTTAACGATGCCTTTTTCGTACTGTTCCCACTTTCCTTCCAATTTGATCTTGGCTTCCATATTAACTACACACTCTAAACACATTTTGTGAATGGAGTACATCTTTTTATTGGTTTCAGTAAGTTTCATGTGCTTACCACAGTTAGGGCAGGATATTGGCATCACCACTAACTTTTTTATACCATCTAATTTAGTAAGGTTCTGTTTAATGCCGTTCTTTATAGTCCATGTGCGTCCCTCTTCTTCCCAAACGTCTCCTTCTTTATGATCTATATGTTTCTTTTCCCACCCTGCAAGAGTCTGCGTAGCAGCTCCTGTGTTGCCAGTAATAATGTTCCTCATTCTTTGAACATCCTTCTTGCCAAACTCTTTCTTCAAAACCGATTTTTCCATCTTATTTTCTTTTTATTTCTTTTAGTATATTTCCTAGTTTTAGGCTTTCTGATTCGTATATCTCCTCTCGCTCTTTACCGAAGTCTCTCATTAAAATTCCGGCTTTTGCGTTTGCCTCGTTTTCTATATCTGATCCAGCTTTACCACTATCCGGCTTTAATTTACCTAATTCGTTTTGTTTGTGGTGTACTAGTTCGTGTGCTAAAGTTCTAAGTACGTCTGCCATGTTTCTATTTCTCATGTAAACAGTCACGTCTCTTTCTCCATTTCTATATCTACCAAAACTGTGTAAATTGGTAGCCCATCTTCTGTCGAAAACAAACTTTACCTTTGGTAAGTTCTTTATATCTAAAGCATTTTCGCAATATTCCACGAAATCTTGTAGTAACGCTATTTTTTCTTTAGGTGTCATGTTATTTTCCAAAAGCTGTTTGAAGACCTCTTAATATAAAAGATCCAGTTATTTTATATGGCTTATCGTATACCGCTTTGTCTCTAACCACAATTCCTTCTTGGTCTTTAACATCGCCCAATGGAGAGGTCAAAGAGTCTAGTATCACGTCGCCTAAATACATTGTAGCATTATATATTACGAAAGAATCTATTGCTATTTGAGCATCTTTCATATCTGATACCAATTGATCCACTGGTTTTCCATCCATTATCCAGATAAATACTTGCTTGCTTAATGCGTCAACAGTTTTTCCGTCTTTTAATTTTAGCTTTAAACCTTTGGTATTCTTAGCTTTATTTAACCAATCGTTTAAGGATTTAGTTTCTTTCTTTCCTTTTGTTAAAACTACAGTGTAATTTTTAGAAAGCGCTGAAGAGAAATTAGGTTTCGTTTTTAATTTAGCGGGAATTTCTCCCATTACTTCGAAATCGTATTTTTTAGCAATTGGATTTACCTTCTTAATAAGTTCTGCCAAGGCTTTTCTATCGTAGTCTGTTTCTTTGGTGACTCTTTTAGTAGGACTTACTCTTTCAAGTTCTAATATATTGTGTATGGCCAAGAAATTACTCTCGTATTCTTGAACGTTTGATTTTCCTTCTACATATTCTATATTAAACATCTTATTAGGATCGTTTAACATTCCTAATTTTTGTAATTCGCCCTTGATAGAAGGCAAAGCCTTATTAAATATCTCTAGTACTTTACCGCCGACTCTAATCATACCGTGTCCTTCGCCAAATCTATCAGTAAGATCTTTTGAAGTGATGCCTTTAACGTCTAAAGGTTTATTAGAACCTCGGTCCATTACAAATTGAGGCTTACCGTTTATTTTGGCCAATCTAATAGAAGCATTTACGCCGTCTATTTTTACTGGAACGGGATTCTTTGTTAGAAAATCTCCAGTTTGTTGGAATACTTTCAATAAATCTTTACCTGTCTTCACAGAAGGAATATCGAATGGATGCGCCATGTGTCCAGCTGCTCCGCCTTCTGTTAGTAAATTGTAAACTAGATATTCTAATATAAGTGATTTCTCGAAGTTAGCTGATTCTTTTAGAGAATTAGGTTGAGAAAACTTTTTTTTCAACATGTCAGCAATTTTAGGATCGTACCAACCAAATATATCGGTAAAAAGTTGTTTGTATTGTTCTGGGCTTGTTTTAGAAGATAAAGCTTGACGAATAGTAGTGCCGCTCATCTCACCAAATCCGGTAATTTTAAAAGAAGTATGCGGAGCAACGATCAAATAGCCGTGGTCCATGTAACCATCCATTTTCATTCCAGGTTTGTACTCCTGAAAATAAGAATCTCCACCGTCTTTCTTTTTTCCTATCTTAAATCTAGGATCTTCCTTCATATCTTTCTCTCCAACCATAAAAACAACAGCGGTTGTCTTAGGATCGAACTTACTAGTGATCTCTTCAGCCTTGTAAGGATTTTTAACTTGCACTAAATTTTTACCAAATCCGTATTTGTCTACAATCTCCTTCTTTTCTTTGAAGTTTAATGGACTTTTTGGAGGATTTACCACGTCAGAAGTGGCTATGAATGTATTTTTGTCTCCAAATTTACCTTTTAAAAATTTGAATGCTTCAGCATGGTGTCTACCAAATGGTTGGAACCTCCCTGGATATATGGCGATGACTGTTTTGATCATGATAATAAATATCTACGCTGCTTGTTCTATCTTGGATCTACCATTGACTTTGTTGATCTCAATATGGTGATCTACCACATCTCTCATAGAGTCAATATGGGATATGATCATGATAAACTTAAATTGCGTCTTAAGATAATCAAATAGCATGACCATAGAGCTCAGATTAGTTTGGTCTAACGCTCCAAAGCCTTCGTCTATTGCCATAAAGTTTGGCCTAGGAAGAGTGGATACATTGATAAGAGAGGTTCGGATAGCCAAACTTGCAACGAACTTCTCCATGCCTGAAGTAAGTTCAAGAGGCCAAAAGTTATTTTCGTCATAAGCGATGTATGC